GGAAGAAGAAGATACAGAAGAAGAAGATCTACTAGATAACGAAACCGAGTTAGGACTATAAATGGAACTAGAAAACATACACTTAACCTTTGCTAGCCAAATTGAATCTAGCGATGCCGGCCGTAGATTAATTTCTGGGGTCGTATTGCCATTCAACACTATTGGCAATACCTCAGCTGGCCCGGTTCAATTTAATTCTGGATCTGTAGAGATCCCAGATGCTAAACGTATTAAATTATTAGCGCAACATTCGCAAAATGATCCAATCGGTAGAGCACAAAGCTTTCAAGTTACCCAAGATGCAATTTACGGAACTTTTAAAATTTCTGCATCTCAAAAAGGTAATGATTATTTAATCATGGCCCAAGAAGAATTAATTTCATCTCTGTCTATTGGAGTTGACGTTATTAAAGCTAAGAAGAATGCCGATGGTGTGCTAGTCGTATCAGCTGCCAGAATGGTCGAAGTGTCTTTGGTCGAGAGCCCGGCTTATCCGGATGCAATCGTAACCAAAGTAGCCGCTAGCGAAGGCGATGCGGTAGAAGAAAACCAACCCAAACAAGAAAGCGAGGCTATCTTGGACAACAAAGCTCCAGAGCCAACCGAAGAAAAGGCAGAGGCAGCTACTCCAATCGTAGAAGCATCTCGCCCAGTAACATCTACTCCGTTCATCTCTACTACTGTACGTTCGCCTATCAATGATTTTGCGAGCTACACAGAGCACAAAATTAAAGCTGCTCTAGGATCAGATGAATCACGTCTATTTATTTCAGCTGCGGATGATTCATTCTCAACTAACCCAGCTTTTAACCCTACTCAATACCTAAGCGAATTCGTAACGAATACACGTTTTGGAACTCCTACAATCGATGCATGTAGTCAAGGAACTCTGCCTAGCGTTGGTATGACCATAAGCGTTCCATCATTGGTTACTTCAGCAGCTGGCGGAACTGGTGTAGCTCCAGTAGTTACAGTAGAAGCCGAAGCCGGTGCAGTACAAAATACCGGAATGGAAACCGTCTATCTGAATGGAACTGTCCAGAAGTATTCAGGCATGAATACGCTATCTGTGGAGCTCCTAGAGCGCAGCGGATATCCTGGCTTTTACTCAGAGTTGACCCAGCAATTACAAAATGCTTACTTAACTGCAATCGATACAGCTGCACTTACAGCACTTCTAGCAGCTGGTTCATTCGGTACTGCGGAAACAGCAGATTCAACAGGTATCATCGATTACACTTCAGAAGCTTCAGCTGCAATCTACAAAAATACAGGTTACTTCGCACAGAACTACATTGCTAACCCAGCGCAGTACCAAGCTCTATTAGGTGCTACTGATACAACTGGTCGCCCGATTTACAATGCGATCCAACCAATGAACGCAGCTGGACAAGTACGTCCATCATCTATTCGTGGAAATGTATTAGGTCTTGATCTATACGTAGATAAGAACTTCTCACAAACTGCATTCGATGATAGCTCAGCTGTAATCTTGGCTCCAGAAGCTTTCACCGTTTACCGTAGCCCTCAGGCTTACATGAGCGTAAACGTAGTAAGCAATCTACAGGTTCAAATTGCTATCTACGGATTCATGGCAACGATCGCTAAAATGCCATACGGAATCGTCAAATACGCAAAGATCTAAAACACAATAAGGAATCCTCTAGGGTTTAGTAGCCCTATCCCTAGGGGAGCTTTTTAGAAAAGGAGTAAAGAGAATGCCAGCTACTTACGTAACTGTCGCCGAGCTGAGGGCCAATCTTGGCATAGGTACTCTTTACTCCGATTCTGACGTGGAATCTGTGTGCCAAACAAGTCAGGACCTTCTCAATAGTTATCTGTGGTTCGACTTTGCTCCAGTAGTAGGCGCAACGATAAGTAATAACGTAGCGACAGTAATGCTTGCTAATCCAGGACTATTCGTTACCGGAGAATCTGTAACGCTAGCTGGATGCGGTGCTACTTATAATGGCACTTATATAATTATTGGCACGGTGCCATTTTTTAGTGGTATTAATAATATTTTGCCTATGCTTTGGTGGCCG